ACACTAAAGAGCGTTCAATAAAAGATAACGATCCTGGATATGTCTGTGAGACTTGCAATCATACCTTAGTTCGTGTATACTCTAATGTAGGAGCAGTTTTCAACGGTAGTGGATTTTATTCCACTGACAATCGGAAGGTATAATATGTTTACAATGATTAAAGATGATGTTAAGCAAGACTGGTTACTATCACCTTTGGATAGATGTGATAGATGTAATGCTGAGGCCTTGGTTAAGGTTACTGGTATTAGTGGAGACCTTTTATTCTGTGGCCACCATTACAATAAGATTATGGCTATTCCAGACGGATACAATAGCATGATGTCTTTTATGATTAGCATTGTTGATGAACGAGAAAAACTTGTTGAGAACAAGTCTAAAGGGAAGGATTACTGATGTTTGAATATTATGTAAAGAAAGTAACAAAGGTCGTTGATGGAGATACCATTGATGTCGAGATTGATTTAGGGTTTGACATTTCTTTTAGTTCAAGAGTCAGACTGGCTGGAATTGATACACCTGAGTCTCGTACAGCAGACAAGGCTGAAAAGGCTTTAGGACTGGAAGCAAAGGCTTATTTGAAGGCTGCTATTGACAGTGCTAAGTCTGTAGTGATCAAGACAGAGAAGATGGACTCTTCAGAAAAGTATGGCCGTATTCTTGGCTGGGTATATCTTGATGGAGATACAGTTTCTATTAACGATAAGATGATTAATGATGGGCATGCTTGGGGATATATGGGAGAGACAAAGGTCAAAGATTTTGACGCTTTGAAGAAAGCAAGAGCAAAGTCAGGGAAATAACATGGGACTTCAAGAAGAAGCAATGCTTGAACACCTTATGCTTCAAGGTGCTGTAGAATTTCAGGGTATCGATGATCTAACTGGTGAAATGATGTACAGCATAACAGATAAACTAAAAGAAATAAGTCCAGAAATTTATGAGCAACTAAAAGATCAATATGAGCATCACATGTTTCAATTAATTGATCAGGGCCCAACAAGGATGACTTGGAGGGTTAGAGTTTGAGTTACGAAGATGAAGAGATAGAAAGACTTATACTTCTTGGAGCACTTGAGCCATCAGGTTTAGATGAAGAAACTGGAGAGTTTTTGTATAACTTTACAGATAAACTTGCCGAAATAAATCCAGAACTTTACAAAGACATTTCTTCGTATTTTTATACTGAAACGATGTACCTTTGGAGTCATGGCTTTATTGATATGGACATAACATCTTCAAATCCATTAGTAAAACTAGGCCCTAAAGCCTTAGATTTAGATGCTGTTAATCTATTAGAAAAAAATCAAAAAAAGGTTTTTGAAGAAATTTATAGAATTGTTTCAGGAAAAAAATGATACAATGATTACTTGGGGGCCCTATGAATAACATTTTTGGTGCTGCAGGAATTACCCTGTGCGTATTGTTGTTCTTATTCGTTTATATTCTGCGGAGTAGGCCTCAGAATAATGAAGAGACCTTTATTGTTAGTCAGTCAGTAATTCTTCACAGATATGTTCAAAACAAACAATATGGAAAAAATCTTAAAATTAAAACACAATCAAGAAAATATCACGAAAAAATGAATATTAAAGTAATTATTGTTGATCAAAATGCCTACTGGGTTAAGGACAACATTTTTTATACAGCACCTATGATCAACGAGCATATAGACAATGACCTGGCTCAAGAAGTTGACACCATAAGCATGGATAAGGTACAATTAGAACAGATGCTTTTTATAATGGACAAACTAAGAGAAGGAATTGAAGATGATAGTAGGAGTTCAGGGGACGAGTAGTTTTAATAACTACAACGTTTTTCTTAGGGCAATGGCTGTTGCTTTGTCTGAGTTAACAGACGAACAAAAAGAATTTTACTTATACTCTGCTGGTCCAGGAAATATTAGTGAAATGGCAATGGAGTTTGTAAATTTATCTGAAAGAGGTATGAAGTCTAGAGGTAAGTCTATAAAACTATTTAGGGTTACTCCTCAATGGATTGAAGAAAATATAGACAGCCTTAATCACTTTGCTTTTGTATCTAATCCAAAAGAAAAAGTTTCTAATATAGTTAATTTATCAAGATCAAAAAACATAAACACTAACGTATACAATTTTTAAGGAGTATAGAAAATGATATCAATTAATTCTCTTGAAAAAATGGAGACAATTGTTTCCAAGAACAACAACCTTTCCTGGGAGGGATGGGATGTTGTAGAGATGATTAGGTCAGATAGGGCCTTTACATCAAAGCAGGGAGCATTAAAAAATAATGCTTGGTACTTAAAAAAGACCTTCGTCGTTTCTAGACATGGATGGGAAATACCTGACAAGTATGTAAGATAACATGAATAAATTTAAATGGAAAGATGATGCTGCATGCCTTGATTACGATACAAATGTATTTTTTGATAAGTATGAAGAAGATGAACGATTAAGACCTGCCGTAGACTTGATGTGCTCAGCATGTCCTGTAAGAAAAGACTGTTTTTCTGTAGGAATTTCTGGAAAAGAATGGGGTGTATGGGGTGGAGTGTATTTGGAAAATGGGGAAATATCAAAAGAGTTTTCTAGCCATAAGACAAAGAGTGATTGGGGATCAACATGGCAATCCTTAACTTTGGAGTAATATGTATACAGACGCAATGAGACGAGCATTTAGATCGCTAACGCCTCCTAAAAATTTTTCTTTGCAGATTCTAGACAATGATAATTTTATAACAATAAAAGCAAAAGAAAAAGACTTTATGTCTTTAGAAACTGTAGAATTAAAAAGACAGGCTATTGAGTATATGATTCGTGTAAAAAAAGCCTTAGAAGATAATGGGGCAATTGTTTTGTTAGTAAGAGAAGGTGGTAAAGAATTATGATTCAAACAGTATTGTTAGTTATATTATCAGTCTTATCAACAGCATTTGCTTTTCTTTTTTATATTCAAAGAAAAAAAAATATACAAATAATTGCTCAAACAGTTGAATTTTTTATCCTACAAGAATCTCAGAAAGAGCAAATGAAGACAGATAAAGAAAAAGCCAACGAAGACTTTTTAAAATTTGTTTCAGATTCTCGTGATTGGGCATATCAATATATAGAAGAGGTTCAGTCTGGACTAAAGTTGTTTATTGATGAGGTTGGTCCACAGGTTGAATACTACGACAAATATGGCTCAGCAGTAGATGGTATGATTGCTCCACATGACTTTGCCTTAAAAAAAATATCAGGAGCGTACAAAGAACTAAAAAAACTCCTGCCAAATGACTATGGTAGAATAGACACATGAAAGAAATTATGCTTTCAGTATTAACAGGTTTTGGATGTGGCGTAGTGTTTGCTGCATTCAAATTGCCAGTACCAGCACCACCAGTTTTTGCGGGAGTCGCAGGAATTATTGGTCTATGGATTGGTTTTACAGTACTAACAAAATTCATATCCTAGGAGGAATAAAATGAATAAACAAATCAAAAACGCACTAGCGTCATATGGAAGATCAGTACTTGGAGCAGCAACAGCAATGTATGCTTCTGGAGTTACAGATCTACAGACACTAGCATACTCACTACTTGGAGCACTAATCCCCGTAGCATTGAGAGCAGCCAACCCTAACGATCCTGCATTCGGCAAGATGCCATCAGCAGAAGATGTGGACAAGGCAGTTAAGACTGCTAAGGTTGTCAAGAAGACCGCAAAGAAGGCTCCTGCAAAGAAGTCATCTGGCGGAGGAAAACCAAATAACCAGGTAAAGTAATTTTACTAAAGATTAGCAGGCTTGTTATTTTACAGGCCTGCTTTTCTATGATATACTTTAATCATAGGAGAAAAAATGATATTAAAGTACTTAATATATAAAGTTTATTATAAAATAAAAAAAATCTTTAAAAAGAAAGATAACAGGTTTATATATTGAACGAAATAAACAGAAGATTTTTTGATTTCCTAACTAGATTTTTTCAAGGTATTGTTGTTGACTCTAAAAATAAATATAGCAATGAAGAGATGTCCCTGTTTTTAGAAGAGTTAAAAGATATTCTTGCCTCTCATTCAACTACTCAATCTAAGGCTTTAAGTTTTTTTACTTTTGATCAACAACTTGAAAATTACCGATACAGACCTATGGACCAAGACTTTAACAAGCACTACGAATTTGTTTTTTCAGGGTGTTCCCAGACGCATGGAGATCACATAACGGAGCCAGAAGTTAAGGGTGGATCTTACAAGGATATATGGGGTTTTCAAATTGCAGATGCCTACGGTAAAGAAGCCCTAAACTTGGGCATGGGTGGCTGGGGAGCAGAGTCAATATTAAAAGGATTAATGCATCACTTTCAGAAAAATGGAAACCCAAAAGTTTTGTTAGTCTTATACCCAGATTTAGGAAGAATAGAGGGGGTAGATAGTGATAAAATAAAGATGCCAACCCCATTAAACAAGCATGAACTCGTACAACACTGGTTTTTAAGACCATCCGATGATCACAAAGTTAATAAGTTAAGTGCTCTTCCTCATAGTCCTTTAGACGTTATTCCATTTACTCAAGCCCTTTATAAAAACCTTCAATCAATTTTACTACTAAACGAATACTGCAAACAAAATAGTATTTATTTTAAATATAGTTCTTGGAGTCACACAACAAATTTGTTTTTAAAAATGTTAAAAGAAAGTTTTTCTGAATACTCAAACTACTTAGAACCTAAAGAATTTAATTTTGATGAACTTGAGTTTAAAAATCTTGATTGTCATAAAGATATTGAAGCAAATAAAATAAAAACAATTTGGAACACAGGACAAGACCAAAAACATATGGGCATTCATCAACATGTTCACATTGCAGAGCAGTTTAAAAAGGAATTAGATAATGATAATCCTTGGGATTAATGAAACCTCTCACGACGCATCTGTCTCTTTAATTAAAGATGGAGAGATACTTTTTGCTGGACATGCTGAAAGGTATAGTAAGCAAAAAAATGATTGGTATGTGAATGATAGTTTAATCACTAATGCTTTGCAGTACGGCACCCCTAATGCTATAGCATACTATGAGAAACCTCTTCTAAAGGCCTCTAGACTGGCTTTAAGGGGTGGATCTGGAGACTGGAAACCACAGTTTAATATTGAAGGAATACCTAGAAAATCTTTTAGCCACCATTATTCTCATGCAGCAGCAGGATACTATACGAGTTCATTTAATGATGCTGTAATTGTTGTTTTAGATGCTATGGGTGAATACAATACCTCCACAATTTGGGTTGGTGAAGGCGACAAGATTAAACTAAAGTATAAACAAAACTATCCAGTAAGTTTCGGACTATTCTATTCAGCATTTACACAATTAATAGGTTTAATGCCAAACCAAGAAGAATATATCATGATGGGGATGGCTGCCTATGGAGACTGGCAAAAGTATTATAAAAAAGTAGACGAATATTTCCCAAGTTATGATAAACAAAAATATAATTTTCATAAAGGAATTACTGATTGGGGATGGATTTCAGAACAAGATAAATTTGATATAGCAGCAGCAGTACAAATGGTATACGAGCAAAGGCTAAATCAATTCATGCGTATGGCAAAAAGTTTAACTGGCAAAAACAATTTAGTATTCATGGGTGGATGTGCACTAAACTCATCCGCAAATACACTGCTGTGGAAAATATTTGATATGATTTGGATCATGCCTAACCCTGGTGATGCTGGTAGTTCTTTAGGCGCAGCAGCAGCCCTATATGGAAAGCATCTTGATTGGAAGACTCCTTATCTTGGCTATGACCTTGGTGGAGAGTACCCTGTTCAGAAAATTTTGGACGGCATATTGAAAGACGGAATCGTAGCAGTAGCAACAGGAAGAGCAGAGTATGGCCCAAGAGCATTAGGAAATAGAAGTATACTTGCGGACCCAAGAGATCCATCAATTAAAGACAAGGTAAATCTAATTAAACAGAGAGAACTTTTTAGACCCTTTGCCCCAGTAGTTATGGCAGAGCATGCCTCTAAATGGTTTGATATGGACTTTGAGAGTCCTTATATGCAGTACACAGTTAAGTGCCTACAGCCTGACAAGATCCCCTCTGTGGTACACGCAGACGGCACATCAAGAGTTCAAACAGTTACAAAAGAACAGCACCCAGGGCTATACAGGGTTTTGAATAAATTTTATTTACGAACTGGTGTTCCGATACTTCTTAATACTAGTTTAAACATTAAAGGGCAACCACTACTAAATGATGAACATGATATAGGTAGTTGGGAGTTAAACTATGACAAAAAGATTATATGATAAGATAGTTAAAGATTTACTTTTAGATAATAAAGATCTTATATTTAATACAATGAGTAAAACTGGTTGCGATTTTAAAAAAAACTATCCAGAAAGTATGCTTGATGATTTTAACTCTTTTGGATTTAGGTGCGATAATTTTATAGACACACACAACGGAAAGCACATACTTTTTATGGGGTGTTCTGAAACACAAGGATCTAACCATGGGCTAGACGAAGCATGGGCATACATCCTTTATAAAAAAATAAAAGAAAAAGAAAGCGTCAGTGGATATTATAATATTGCAAGTATAGGTGATGGAATAACAATGCAAATTCTAAAATTAATGCAGTATGTAGATAACTTCGGTGTACCAGATGAAATATATTTTTTAGTTCCAGAAACATATAGAACTATTTTATACGGTCATAAAACTACTGCTGACACTGAAAACTCATTCTCTCTAAACAATATTCGGGCGGATCAAAATAACTTTACGGATGCAGAGTTTGTAAATGCACATGGAAACTCAGTGATATGTTTGAGACTGCTAGAATCATTTTGCTCTGCATCCAATACAAAACTATTTTGGTCTACATGGTTTGATGATGAAGAAGACATCTTTAAAGAATATGAATTTAAAAAATTTATTTCTTTAGATATAAAAAATATGCAGTTAAATATAAAAAAAATTTTTGAACAGTATGAAGATAAAACAAAAACCGTTAAATACAACCTGACCAAAAATGATGGGCACAAAGGGCTGGTATTCCATAGGTACTGGGCAGAAAAATTTTACGAAGCGAGGGAAAATGAAAAAAATAATAAGAAAAGTTAGGCTATACATACTGTTTAAGTTTAAAAAAAAGAAAATATTTAAAGATAAATATATTTACTAATAGAGTGATAGGATAGTTTAATGATTAATAAAAAATACACACCAAAGACAATACCAAATATTTTTGTTAATAGATCTTTAAAAGAAATGAGTAATAATGGTATTCCTAAAGTAGAAGCAGATTCTGTTTTAATTGAGTATAAACTAAACTCTCAAGGATATAGATGTGATGAGTTTAACAATCAAAAAATTTTAACTTTAGGATGCTCTCAAACAGAGGGACATGGAATGCCTATAGAACTGACATGGCCTTACCTAATATCAGAAAAAATGAATAAAGATTATGTTAATTTAGCAAAAGGTGGAGAAGGAATGCAAGCACAAATAATTAAAGCATTTCAGTTTTTTAAAGAATTTCACCATCCTGAATATATATTTGCAGTATTCCCAATAGCAAGGATTGAGGTTCCCTTAATAAATTTTACAGTAATGAATGACAAAAAAGACAATGACTCAGAGTCTAGAGAAAATATAGGAAAAGCAATGCTTTCAAACAAATTAATTGAAAAGTTTTCTAAAGAGCCCCATATGGCAGAAAATGTTTTGCCCGAAGAATTTGGAATTTTTTATAATATTTTATTTTTAAAAATATTTATTCAATATTGCGAATCCAATAACATAAAATTATTATGGACCTATTATAATGATTCAACTTTAGAACCATACTCTTTTAAAGATTTTACTGATACATATTTTGAAAGCCTTTATTTAAATAGTAAAATACCAAAAAAGATTGGATGCCATTTAGAGTTTTCTGATAATGAGTTTTTTGATAACGCAGCAGACTACGCCTATTGGCCCCCTGGTCATTGGGGATTTCATCAGCAAATTCATATTGCTGAGTCTATATACAATATGATATAATATATATACCTGCCCAATATGGGGGGAATTAACTTATTCGCTTGAAAGGGGAATAACATGGTAACAAAGTACGCTATGGATCTATTTAATGATCCTTTTTTTATTGGCTTTAACAGAGA